TCACATCGCGACAAAAATTTTGCCGAATTACGGAATTGCTCCTTTTATTTTCCTTTTTTGCCCCTAATTTTGTTGAAAATTTTTCAAAATGGAAAAAAAAGAAAAAGCATTTTTATTGTTCAAGACTGGAACAACGCACATTGACATCGCCGACATACTCGGCGTTAGTGCTAATACTATAGGTAAGTGGAGCAGTAAGGGAGAATGGGCTAAGAAATTGATTAGCATGAAAACAGATGAGCAGAGCCGCACTGAGATAACAATGAAGCTGATGATGTATCAGCTGAAAAGTCTTGAAAAAATGGTAGATGATTTTGTAGCTGACGAACAATATGTGCCACTCGAAGGAAAATACGCTGATGGAATTTTGAAATTATACAACACCATCAAAACCGAAGCCGTAACTTACGAAGTAACCATAAAGGTAATTAAACGCTTATTGGTGTTTTGCGCCGCCCATGATTTAGAAACGGCTAAAAAATTAGAAGGTATCACAAAAGCATTTTTAGCAGAGGAGAAAGAAAATGTATAACCTAACCAGAGCAGAAAAAAGAGAGCGCGAGGAATACGATATTATATGTAAACGGATTCGGGAAGCAACCGTCCAATACATTCCGAAAGAATCTGTTGCCGACAAGGATAAACGCAAAGCTGCCTTGTTGAAAAACTTTGAAACGTTTGCTAAATATTACTTCGCTCACTTAATGGATAGCGATTTCGCCTACTTCCATAAAGAAGCGGCGCGCCGTATCGAAAAAGACCCTAAAGTATTTGCCGTACTCGAATGGCCCAGGGAACACGCAAAATCTGTTTTTACAGATATTATGCTCGTCATGTATTTGTATGCAAAGAAACAAGTAACAGGCTTGGTCATGGTCTCCGCAAATAAGGATAAAGCCGAAACACTACTCAGCGACATTCAAGCCGAATTGACATCAAATGAATTGTGGCTAAATGATTATGGCAACTTAGCACAATATGGTGATTGGAGCGCAGGGGAATTTAGCTTGACCGACGACACGGGTTTTTGGGCTTTTGGTAGAAAGCAAAGCCCACGTGGTATTCGTAAAGCAGCCAAACGACCGAATCTTTGCATCGTTGATGATATTGACGATTCCGAATTGGTCAAAAATACTGACCGCGTGTTAGACGTAAAAGCGTGGCTACTCGGCGACCTTTATTTCGCACTGCCCATCAAAGGCTGTCGTATTATTATGATAGGTAATCGTTTTCATAAAAATTGCACCTTGGCTCATGTCGTAGGCGATGTAGAAACAGGCGACCCACTCAATGAAAACGTTAGCTTTCATTCTAAGGTTTTTGCCCTAGAAAATCCACGAACAAAAAAAATGGATTTGAGCGGCGAACCTGCTTGGAAAGAACGATATAGCCGCGATGAGATTTTGAGCAAAATGAAAATCGCTACCGAACGTCCAGCCTTACGCGAGTTTTTTCATCAACATATTGAAGATGGCAAGACTTTTAAAAGAGAATGGCTGCAATACTGCCCGATGCTCCCACGCGAAGCATACACCAGCATATTAGCCTACTGCGACCCAAGCTATAAAAACACAGCACAATCTGATTATAAAGCAATTATTGTTGTAGGCAAGGTAGGCAAGCATAAAAAGAATACGCTCATCCGTGAAGGCTCATTGCATATTTTAGCGGCTTACGTCGAACGTACAACGCCTATCAATATGGTAAGGACTTTTTATGATTATTTTGAGCAATTCAAAGATTTGAAATGCTGGATAGAAGCTAATTTTAACCAAGACCTTTTGGGAAAAGATGAATTCTATAATGAGGGATTGGAGCGCGGGTATCACTTACCCATCAAGCAAGATACCCAAAAGAAAACAGACAAAGTAGGGCGTATCGAAAACATTTCGCCACTGTTTGAGCGCAATTTAATCTATTTCAACGAAGACCAACGACAAAGCGTAGGCTTACAACGGCTAATTGAACAACTCCTTAGTTTTCCAACTGGGCATGATGACGCGCCTGACGCGCTGCAAGGCGCGATTGAAAAACTCCAAAAAGCAACGCGCAAATCAAATACGGGTGTTCGTACTGGAAAATATTCACGTAATAAAAGTAGAGAATAATATGCAAACAATTAATCAGCACATCGGAAATACTGCTTTGAAGTATTTAGGACAAACCGAATTGAAAAACAATAGCGGTTTTAAAGACAAACAACTCGAAAAACGGATGTCGGAGGTTGGTTGGAAAATGGGCGAAAGCTGGTGTGCTTACTTCGCGGAACTCGTATGGAAAGAAGCCTACGACAGTTACGAAATGAAAAACGACATTTCAAAAGAATTACTTGATAAGCTATTCTCAGGAAGCAGTACGCAGACGCATAAAAACTTTGACCAGTCAAATTTCATAACACGCAATCAGACCAACAAAAACTTGTTGCAAAAAGTTCCCGTGCCTGGCGCATTAGCCATTTGGCGATATGGAAACGATTGGACAGGACACACGGGCATTGTCTTAGAACCTATCGGAAACGCAGCTTTTATCAGCATCGAAGGAAACACCAACGATGATGGCGCTAGAGAAGGCTACGAAGTAGCGAAGCGTATCCGAAAACTTAACGCGCCGTTTTCCGAAAACGGCTTAAATCTTATTGGCTTCATTTACCCACTTCAACCATGACAATTTTAACAACAAATGACTTAGCTCCTTTAATTAAGGACACAAGGCTAACGCAGCTTTTAGACGGGCAAACAATCGCACTAGACAATGCGGAAAGCATCGCTATTGCGGAAATAAAAGACGCGCTGTTTTCACGCTATCAGGTCGCCACTATTTTTACCAACATTCAGCAATACCCACAAGTAAAGCATTGGCTCGCGGTAATCATCTTGTATTACCTGCATCGAAGACTGCCCGACCAAATCGTGCCGCCTTCTGTAATCAGGGATTATGACGAAGTAAAAGAAACGCTCGTGGCAATCGCGGACGCAAAACGCAGTGTCAATTTGCCGCATATTGCGCCCGACCAAGACGGAAAACCTAGCACTAAGTTCAGATGGGGCAGCAACGCGCCACGAACACACTAAAACAAAAGTCTAGCACTTTACCTAACACTACCTAACCCCCCAACGTTTTGTGCAAAAACAAAAGTAGGGTGTATTGTTTACTTTAAAAAAAAGAAGCCGCAAAACGGCTAAAATAAGAAATCGTATGTTTGAAAAATTCCGACAAACAATGAGAAATCGCGTTTCAACTTACGCGCTCTCTTTTTTACCAGAAATGTATGAGGGTGCGAAACACTCAGAGCAACGAAAAACATTGGGCAGACGCATCCAACGCTCTTACGTTTGGAGAATCAAGGCAGAAATTGATACCCTCCGAACCGCCATACAAACCGCCGAAAGTCCTATCAGACCAGACCGCCGCGCCCTGCTATCTATCTACCGCGAAGTAGAAATGAATAGCGAGGTGCTGACACAAACACGCGTATCAGTGTTCACCGTTAGCCGTGCGCCGTTTCAAGTCGTGGATGCAAAAGGCAACCCGAACAAAGAAATTAAAAAACGGTTTGAAAAATCGTGGTTTTATGATTTTTTAGAACTTTGCGTACATACCGAATTTTTCGGTTTTACCTTGATGGAGTTCGACCCAACGAAAACAGCCGCTGGCGACTTCAAGGCAATCAACTGTATTCCACGCGAAAATGTCCGACCAGAATTTGGCGATGTTCTCCTAACACAATCCGACTTTTCGGGTGCGTCTTTTTATGATAGCAAAAACTTTCCTTTTCTGCTGCCGATGGGCAAGCCGTGGGATTTGGGCTTGTTCAAAACCGTGGCGTTCCCAGCTATCCGTATGAAATATTCGGATTCCGATTGGTCGCAATTTTCCGAAAAATTCGGTATGCCCATCTTGGCAATTAAAACCGCTTCGCAAGATAAGGCGGAGATTGACGAAAAAGAACGCATGGCACAAAACCTTGGCGCAAACGGCTATGTCATTCTGGACGATACCGACGAAATCGAATTTATGAACGGCAACTCAGGAGCTGCACCACATGGCGTATTCCTTGACCGTATCAATAAAGCAGAAAACCAAATTGCAAAACTCATCAACGGGCAATCTAGCACCTCCGATGAAAAAGCACACGTTGGCTCGGCAGAGGTACACGAACGTATCTTGAATAATTTTACCTATGCTCGGATGCGCTCTATTCAGTTTTTCATCAATGAAGAATTGTTGCCATTCCTGACCCGACACGGCTACGGATTAGAAAATTACGAGTTTCAATTTATGGAACTCTTAGAAAAACAAAGCGAAGACAAGCAACCTACACCAACCGATAACAAAGGGCAAAGTAGGTTAGAAAAAAAAAAGCCTAATGTAGCCCTCACCATTGACAATGAGGCATTGAAACTAAACTTTGATGATTGTTGTGGTACAAAACCAAAGACATTAAAACTTAATTTTGATCTTACAGCACTCATGGAGCAAATCGTTTTAGATGTTTACACCGAAAAAACAAAAACAGGCGATTTAAACATGGAACTTTGGAAAGAAAATGCCTTGCAAGTAATCAAGGGCATGGAAAAAGGCTACGGGAAAAGTTATTTAAAAACAGCGTATTCAAACCCCGACAAAGAAGTGTTGGCGCAGTTAAAGCATAACGCAATGGTGTTTACTGCATTTAAGAATCATGCAAACATTGCTGAAATGGTAAAGAACTTGCGCGATGAGAATGGCAACATACGTCCATTTTCGCAGTTCAAAGCAATTGCCCAGAACATCAGCACGAACTATAATGTGCATTGGTTAGCAGCAGAATACGATTCGGCTATTGGTGCAGCTCGCATGGCGGCTAACTGGAATCATATCAAACAGGAACAGGAAAACGATGGCGAAGATGTATTGCTAAAATATGTGACCGTTGGCGATGCTCGTGTACGTAAAGCACACGAAAAACTCGACGGCGTTACGCTGCCAATGAGCAATCCATTTTGGGAAACCTTCTACCCGCCCAATGGCTGGCGTTGTCGTTGCGATGTAGAAGTAGTGTATGATACGCCAGAGGTTGATATGGAAGAGCCGCCAAGCGATGACGAAGTGCCGCCAACGTTCCGTTTTAATCCTGGACAAACAAACGAACTGTTTTCGCCTGAGCATCCGTATTTTTTAATTCAAGATAAAAAGCAGCGCGAAACGATTATTAAGCAAATGAACATATTTAGGCTTAATGATTTAGTAAAAGAAGACTATCTTGTTAGTCAAAAAGATTTTGCAAAACATTTCAAAGTGACCAACTTGGCACAGATTGGAACAAGAACGGAAGGCAATGGATATATTGTGGTACATAAAAAACATGACCAACAAGCATTGTTACAAGAATTGCCAGCTTGCGAGATATTAGCCAACAAAGGACATCGCATAGTGTTATTAAACGAACAAGTACAAGATGTAAGACCTGACGTGATGCTTGATGAAAAAATATACGACATCAAACAAATGTCAAATGCCACTAACGTTCCTAAGCGTATCGTAGAGCATTTCCGAAACACCTACAAGAAAGCAAATAGAATGATTCTGCACATCAATCAGACGACAACAAAAGAAGACATCGTAGCGGGCATAAAAGAAGGGGCTAGGAAGTATGAAAATATCAAAGAAGTTATTTTGATTTACGACAACCAAGTGCGTTATTTAGATATGGCTAATAATATAGCATTGTAACAAAAAAAGCACCACCGAAAGGTGATGCTTTTGTGGTCGTCGGCACGTAGGTCGGCGACAGTGGCACAAAGATACAAGATTTTAGTTCACATTTCCAAATTTATTTTTAAAATGGCACGAAATTATACACAACTAGCACAAGATGGGCGCGAAATGCAGCAAAATATCAAAAAGGAGCTAAAAAAAGCCATTCGCAAAATCACAAATACAACCGTAAATCATTACAAAAGCTCCTTTCGTAATCAAGGTTTTGCGGGCGATAACGCAAAGTGGAAACCACGAAAAAATATTGACCAAGGCAGAGCAATACTCGTACAATCTGGCGACCTACGCAGGAGCATCAAAGGAACGAACCAAGGCAACAATATTATTATCAGCTCAGATAAGCCTTATGCAGAAATACATAACCAAGGCGGAACGATTAACACAACCGTTAGCGTCAAAGCATTTAGCAGAAAAACAAAATCAGGGAAAACCGCAAACGTCAAAGCGCACACCCGAAACGTAAACACCCAAATACCCAAACGCCAATTCATGGGAATACCTGGCGAAAAGCCAGACGACTCAATAATAAAAAAAATAGAACAAATAATGACCGACGCAATCAAAGCTACTATTCCAAGATGATACAAAATGCAATAAAACAGCTCGCTGCCCCTAACGTAAAACCTTCCCATAGTATCATTACAGGAACGGTAAAGAGCATCAACAAAGCAGAAAAAACCTGCACCGTAGAACCGCACAACGGAGATGCGGAGTTCGTGGGCGTAAAACTACAAGCCAACCCCAATAACACAAAAGGGCTTTGTGTATTCCCAACCGTAGGGAGCGACGCAATGCTATTGGTCGAAGACGACGACTTCAGCGCAGCGATCGTCCTTTGCTCCGACATCGAAGCCATCGAAGCCGTGATTAAAAACCACACCTTGACCTTCGATGCCAAAGGCGTGAAGCTCACAACGCCAACCGCCAATCTCACGACCGAAATCAATAACATCATCGCGCAGCTTGATGGCATTTTCGACTTCCTGACCCAACCTAATTTCATTAGCCCAGCAGGCCCCGTTACGCTTTCGCCAGCCGCCGCGCCAATTATCGCCCAAAAGAAAACAGAAATTGCACTCATTAAACAGAAAATAAATACCTTATTGGCATAAAAAAAACGTGCCGCAAGTTCAAAACTTGCGGCACGTTGTAACCAAACATTCTATATACTATAGTATAGTACCATTTTATGCCATCGCTCCAACCAATAAGCCCCCTTCAGGGGGTTTGGGGGCTTTCGCTCGGCTTGCACTCGGCACTTCCAGTTCCAACTGCCCCTCATCGGGCAGCATTTCTTCCAGCAGCGCGCAATACGTAATCAACGCATCTTGGTTATTCTTGTCAGGCTCGGCGTTCATCGCCATTCCCAACACCCGTACCATCGCTTTCAAATTGTAAGTATGCGAACCCGCATCATCCATTGTCTGTATTTGCAAACGACCGTTTGCCCCCAACCCTATCATAGCGTTTGTCCTTTTGCGGCAATCGCCTTGTACAACTTCATCAATTTCAACCGCTTTGCCTTGCTCTCTATCGTCATCAATTCCTCATACAACTCATTCGGAATAACACGGATAGTTTCAACAGGCTGTAAGTCTAAGGTCATTTGCGGATTCAACGCAAACTCTAAAATCTGTTTGCCAGGGTCCAGCTTATCAAGGATTGCCTTTTCTGCCCAATCGCGGAAAATTTTAGCTTTTGGAGATTTAATAAAAAAGCCCATTCTTACAATACCCGCTTTTGTCCAAAGAATACTTTGCTTATCCAAGGCGTGACTTTTTGACACCCCCTCGTCACGCAAGTAATGATAACCTTCTGCAAGCTCGTCAATATGACGTGATTTCATTTTTCTTAATACATTTACGGTTGTATCATACCCATTTGCGACCTCTTGCATGGTCATAAGAAATTCATATTTCTTGTCTTGGAAAACTTGGACGGAATGTCCTGATTGAATTTGAACCTTGATTGGTTCATTTTTTTGACTGTTTTGCATTGTTCAAAAAATTAAAAAATGTTGAAAAAATCCCGTTGGCTGCAAAACAGTCAAAGAGCCAAAGGCACAAGATAGGTGCGTTTCCAAAACGCTCCAACGGGAATATCTTAAATAAAAATCTTTTTGTGAAAACTACCTTCTGTAATTCTCTTTAAATGTTTTGCGCTGCAAAGATACGGTAGTTTATTTGAGAAATGCAAATTTATTTTAAAATTATTTTTCTGATTGTATTAATTTTGCTTTTGTATCTTGTGGAAGTAAATTAGGATTCCCACAAGAAGGACACACGTCCCCGCTTTTCAAAACGTAAAGAGCTAAATAAATACATCCAGGAATAAAGCCACAGAATAATAAAAGAATAAAACGTGTGAGTTTAAATTTTTTGTGAGCAACTATGTTTTTGTCACACAAATTACAATAACGGATTTTTGCCATCTTACAAATGATTTAAAAGATTAAATAATAAAATTTGATATACGTAAGATGGTTAAAAATGTTTTCCCAGTGTTCTAACACAAACAGTTGATTAAGAAAGAAATTCCTCCATTTGCGGCATAAAATCTGGCTCAACTATACTAGAATTACTATTCCCCATCACTGCTTCTAGTTCACTATGCTTATAATACACTCGCTTACCAACTTTATATTTTATTATCACTCCTTTTTTAGTCCACGCCCACAACGTTACGGAATTTATTTTAAGAAGTTTCGCAGCTTGTTTCGCTGTAATAAAATCGCTATGACCATCTTCTTTTAGTTCATAACCTTTGTAAGCGATTAGCTCATCGTGTAATCTTTGCACTTTTTCTGTTAGTAAAGAAAAAACCTCGAGCAATTGCTCTACCGAAAGATTTTCTATTTGAATAATTTTTTGCATATCATAAATTTTTTAATTAGAAACGGCAGAGGGAATCGAACCCTCACAATCCTAAGCCCTCACAAATGTTTATTCGTCTATGCGAATCCCTACGCGAGGAGAGCCTCTCAATTACCGTTGTTGTGTTATTTATTTACATTTTACGAGTGTCATAAAAGGTTCTTCATCAGCATTGTTGTAAAAATCTGCCTTCTGCTGGTCAGCCGAAACGACCGCTTTAATAAAAGACTTGCTCACCAACCCCTTACAAGTTTTCTCTCTAATTGCCACCATCTTCTCAAAACAGTTTTGAGCAATTACAGCCACTTTATTTTGCCCATCATCGAACATGGCGGGCAACTCGTTCGCACCCTGCACGTCTGCGGAAAGAAAAGCATAACACTGCTTTTCAGTGTTATTTTTAAAAGCGCGATGCTTTTTAATTTCGTATTTCATCATCATTTATTGATTTATTAAAAGATAATTATTAGCTTGTTCCACATCATCAGGCATAAAAAAAATAACCTGGTCTAATTTCAGCCAGCAGAGCCGCCCCATCCGTGCGCCCCTCCATGATATGCCTATTCACCGTTTCTTCCATCGAAACGGTATAAGCAGGTAATCGCAATGCTCTAAAAAGCATCGTTGCAGGCAATTTTACTTTTCTCATCATTTAAAATTTTTTTAATAATCTACGTCAAATTGATGCAACGCAGCCACATCTGAAATATCATTAATAACGCCATCTTGATGCAAACACATTAGCGTCGCAATATTATTGCGAAGTACAGTCAAGCAGCCATCAATCACTTCTGCTTCCATATAAAAGCGCATATTTTCCTCACTGTACCCATCTTCCAGATACTCCGATAGCTTGTTAAAGCTATGCTGAATACCAAGTCTTAAATTATCAAAATCTACTTCTACTTTCATTTTTTTACAATTTTTTTAAAAAACCACACCGCCCGAAAGCGGCGTGATAAACCTTTAGAATAATTAAATTATTTACCCTCACGCAACCAATAAAAAACTGCTAAAAAAAGCAAAAATCTATCCATTAACCACGATTCAATAAGCCCCCTTCAGGGGGTTTGGGGGTTTTTGCAGCAATGGGCGGAATCGAACCGCCGTCCTCTAGAACTCTACCAACTGAGCTACATTGCCAGTCCATCTGCTTTTTGACTTATGTGGACAGAAAACACACCGCTAGGGCGCACAAATCCTAACCTTCGCGCCGTTTCTCAAATACCTTTCAATCCCTCCCGCACCGCCAAATTCTTCAAATGATTTGGATGCACACAATCATCCGCCACATCTTCAAAATCCACGTAAGGAATCTTATCATATCCTTTTTCAATCAAAATGCGCTGCGCCTGAGCGACCGCATTAAACCTATCTTTTGCCGTAACGATAAAATACTCATCACGATAACATAGCTGAAAAACAGCCAATTTTGCTTTTTTGCGAGCAATGAAATGCCCTTGTCCATAATTTGGCATTGATTAATTTTTTTAAGTTGTTTATTCTTTAATTTTCAAAATCATATCCAGAACCCTTTTCCGCCGAAACGCAATACGGCGTTCCTTGGCAAAAGTCTTTTTGGCTGCAGAATATTCCGCAGCCGCGCCAAAGTTCTGAACATTAACCACTTCTGCAAGCAGCTTATTCAACTCCTTTACGCGCTTTTCACTCACTTCTAAAAACGAATCGCAAGTTTTTTTCGCAAGATTTACCTGCTTATTGCGTTGCGAAATGTCTAAATGAAGCAAGTTCAAAACAGAACGCTTAAACGCGTAATCAGCATCTGTTTTTGTCGCCAAACGCGCCGCAGCACGTATAATATCCTCCTTGAAAACCATTGTTAATTGTTAATTGTTAATTGTCATTCATACACCCAAACGGTGCGTTAGCGGTCAGGCTAAGACACCCTACCATCAGACAAATTAGGTATAGACTTATCTGCATTTTGGATTGGCGAAATTCCAACTGAAAACAACTCACACTTATCAATTACATTAATGCCATTTTCATCAATGTGATGTTCTAATAACTTAACACCAACAGCAGGATAAGCATTTAGAAACTTATCATCTATTTCAAATTCAGCCATTAATACACCGTTTTCTTTGAACACATTAGCATTCGATAAAACTTCATTAGACTGAAACTCTATAGTTACAGGAATACCTGTTTTTGGGATAATTAATCCATCAATCATTATGACACTGCCATTGCTATCATAATTTCCTTTTTCTATTACTACTTTTACTTTTTGTTTTGACATTTTTATTTAATTTATAATTTGATACCCTTGTGAAACCAAGCCCGAACCGCTAACAAGGGTTTGTAGCAATAGGGGCAGAAGTGCAAGTTTTGAGCTGTGTACTTCTAATCAGCTTTAGTGGGTAATTGAACAGTAGTGCTATAAATCCCCTACTGCTACAAGCCCCAATCCGTTCAAAGAACTTTTTACCAATCTTTTTCAGCACCGTTTTCTGAACACGCTTCTTTCCGCGCAGCGAATCCAGCAATTCAAGCTCACGGCTCGTAGCCGTTTCGCGGCTGCTCGCCGCCCAAATCGTCGGAGAGTTATCAACTGCAGCCACCGAAATTGTTTTATTATTTTTTCTCATTGAAATTAAAATTTAACGCTGCTTCCAATAATCCCGCGCCGCCAATGCCGACAATACCGTAATGTACGCCAACAAAAATACGACAACTAAGACGCAAACAGCCACCAAAAAAAGTATAAGTAAAAATACTGTTTTCATTAGATTACAAATAAAGTTTAATAATATACTCTACATATTTAGCGGAATAATCATATTCTGCCACCAGTTTATCCAATACATCGTCATAACGAAGCCGTTCAACTTCATGCAATTCTTTGAATCGGCGCATTACTTTTGCGTGCCGAACAAGAGTCGTTTTACGTGTGTATTTTTTGCTCATATGTTTTTGTTTAAAAAAAATGCGCTATTGTTATTGCGGATAATGTATATCCATTTCAGGTGCAAGCGTTGCGGGTTCGATGCGTTGCAGCACTGGCGAAGCCAAACAATCAAACGCCACAAACGTAAATTCCGTAATAGTTACCATGAATTCGCCTAAACGATGGTCAGTAATCGTGTTTTTTCGCACAATTTCATTAAAAAGAATATCCGAATTACTAAACTCTGGCAAGGCATTGTAAGCACAAGAATAACCCTGCAAGGCAACATATATTGCCTGTACCACCGCCAAATGGGTCATAGAAATTCCGTCTAGGTTTTGCGTCACGCGCTTGTCGTTTTCACCATAAGCACACGCACTAACCGTATGAACACGCATTGTAACTTCGCCACGCTGTACTTTTTTAGGAAGCGTAACCCACGGTATTTCTTCAAATTCAACATAAGCGGCTGGCGTACTCCACACCAAGTTTTCGCCCGCATCATTGCCGTATTGTTCAAAATACCACTCAATCGTGTTCAGCTCCGTAACACTTTGTTCTACACGCTGTTTAATCGCTTTATAAATCTCTAATATCATGTGTTTATTTATAAGATAAATGATGATTAAAACTTTTCAATGCAACGGCTTTTTCTTGCGCCGTTCTATAATCCGTCAGCCAAGCCAAAACAGTTGCCGTGTCCAACGAATAAACCACCTTTCCACCAACTTGACCCAACACCACGCGCTTAAAACAGGTCGCTACATCTTCTATCAGAAATTCACTAAATTCAAGGGTTATCGTATCTACCAATCCCATTATTTGCTCTTGCGTCAGCGGTTGCGAAACATTAAATTGTGCATTGAGCCAAAGCAAAATAGCCGCAATTTCTTTTTTCGCAACTTGCGAATTCATTCTCAGCCGTTCCCCTATTATTGGAACATCAGGCGGCAATTTCGCCAATTCGTCAATCAGTGTTTTGGCGTTCTTTTCAATATCTGCCAGCAACTGCTTTTGCTGCTCAGGACTAGAAAACAACGACACGAAATATTTATAACGTTGCCGCTTTTCTTCAATCTGTCGTTGCAAAAAATCCTTTTCCGTAGCAGTTTTCCGAATCAACGCCAAATCCGTAGTCATTATAGCGCGGTTCACATCTACCGTTTTTTCAATCGAAACTGGCGAGAACGTCCCGCGCCGCTTGATGCTTGCATTGGGCAAGTTGTGCTGATTTTGTAGTTCCATTTTTTAATTGTGACATTATTTCGTTAATGTTTTTATTAATTCCTAGCGCGGTGCATTGGTTCGCAATGAAGGGCGTGAGTTTCGACCAATTACTCAGGATATATTGCCAAGCCAGCAATGGCTCTGAAACGGCACTTTCCAAATAAATTTTAATCTCTTTGATGGCTTTACCATCTGCCGCGCCAAATTTGGGCTTAACGCCGATTCGTTTTTCATAAAAAACAAAATAAGCATCCGTATATTCTTTCTGCCCTCCAAGCTCTTTTTGTTTCGCGGCGCGCTTGGTTTCTGCCTTTTCAAACGCAGCAAGTTTTTGCAAGGCAGTAACCAAAGCAGACATATAGTTCTTTTTATCAAGTAAAAACTTGACAAGTTCGGGTTCTTCTAAAATCCCGCCATATGATTGTTCATACATTCCTAATTGCAGTTGCGTTTCTTGAATCAATAATTCTGTACTCATTTTTTCAATTTTTATTCTGCTAATGATGATTTTTTTAGCGCGCTGGCTTTAAAAACCTTATAATATTGTTCGATTTGCGTAGTGACAAGCCGTAGCTCCGACCATTTTAGTTTATGCAGAACTTTCTTTTTTGGATTACCTTCTCCGCAGCGTTCTGCAACATAACGGTTAATCGCTGCCCAATCAGGAAAACCCTCAGCATCCTTGTAATTCATTTCGCAAAGCAGAAAAATAATGCGCCCACGCATCGCACCATTTTTATCTTTTTCCACTTTTTTTGCCCAGTTGCATAACTCATTATATTCTCCTGGACTAAGCTCTTTCAAGCTAGATGTCCTACCGCCAGTAATACTACTAATTGCGCCAAGGCGTGCCGCTTCCAAAAGCTCCGCACGGTTCACTAAGTCAAAAAATTGTGCATATTTTCGTTCCATCACAATAAATACATTGCGCCAAATAGGCAAATTAGAAATAATAATAGTAAAAAAACCTCTTTTTTCATGTGGCAATACTCGGAATCGAACCGACTATTTTCGTTTATTCGTCAAACATCAGAAACTCATACACTAACACTTTTTTTAAGTGAAAAATATTATTTAAAAAACGAATACACAAAAACATAACCTTTACATACTGCCTTAAAAACTGCGCTCGCTCTTTTGCAAGCGCAATCATGTAACAAAATTTATTCAATCACTTTTAAAAACGAAAATCGCAGCGGCGGCGGGAATCGAACCCGCATATCTGCCATTCAAAGTAGCCCGTTTTATCATTAAACTACACCGCTAACCATTCAAAAAACCAAATAAACAATACTGAATTTTACTTACTCTTAAAATAAATATCAACGCCCTGTGTAATCTTCAAGCCCTTTTCAGCCAAATAACCAAGCAATGCTTTATCAGTCTGTAGAGCCGCGTACATCTTCCCAATGTCCAACGACTTTTTTACATAAGTAGTGTCAAGTGAATTTAACAACTGTTCCTGCGCGACCTTTAGTGCCTTATTTTCTAAGCCTTCCATCTTAGCAGCACCCGTTTTCTCATACGCTAGCAAATTCCCTATGTCCTTCGCGCCAGTTTCTTTCACATAATCACGCAGCTCCTGTACCAATGTAGCTTCCTTCTCCTGTAGTTCTTTAATCTTTGCCCGTGTAAGCAAGAGATTTTCCGCCTTCAATTCGGGTGTATCAACCTCAATTCCTTTTTTTGCACTTTTACCTGCCATCTTATAATGTGTTTAGTTAAAAAATCAATCCTCCATTAACTCCATCAATCTAAGCAAACCCTTCTCTTTTGCTTCCGAAAAAGTCAAATAAAATCCTTCATGCCGAAGTAAATTATAGATATAATCCCAAAATTCATTCGTCATTCGTTGCATCCGTAACAGTTTCTCATAAGTCACGCATAGTTCCACCATATAGTCCCATTCATTCAGTGTCATTTTAAAAGGACTAGATGATTGTCGCAGCCCTTCCAAAACCTGCGACACAATACCATCCCTTAAACATAAATCAGCACCAACGATAAATCCGCTTGAATTTTTCTTGTAAAACACCACACTCATTGCCTTTTGTAAATTGTCACAATCAATTCTTTTTACGCATCGCTCCAGGACAAAAAAATATCACTTCGCGCATTTAGCGTTGGGTAATTAGCCCATTTTTGTAATCTGCTCATCTTGTTGTGTTGTTTTGTATTCCCTCCGTTAAAAAAAATTTATAATATTTAGTTAAAAATCAATCTATTGCAGCCCTAGTATCAATAAGCCCCCTTCAGGGGGTTTGGGAGCTTCACCAACATTCGTGAGTTTTCCCCTCACCAAATCACCCGCCCATCATAGATTCTTCCACTATGTATCGCCTGTAACACTGGCTCAAAACCATAAGCATCTGCTTTTGCACGAATGTATTTATGCAGTTCCGTAAAATCTAAGCAATAAGCCTGAGATAAAA